CTGGTTTTAATGGTGGTAAAGTAACCGCAACCAATTGCTATTCTACTGGAGCTATAAGTAATCAATCTGGTGGTATATTTGGTTCGAATGCTGGTTATATTGGTATCGCAACCGCAACCAATTGCTATTCTACTGGACCTATAAGTGGTGGATCTGGTGGCATATTTGGTTCTGATGCTGGTTATAGTACTGCTAGTGTTATTGGTATCGCAACCGCAACCAATTGCTATTCTACTGGACCTATAAGTGGTGGATCTGGTGGCATATTTGGTTCTGATGCTGGTGCTGGTGGCGGTGGCGGTACAGCAACCGCGACTAATTGCTATTCTACTGGGGCTATAAGTGGTGAATCTGGTGGCATATTTGGTTCTGGTGCTGGTGCTGATGCTGGTACCACAACTGCAACAAGTTGTATGTATAATGGTACTTTTGATCCAACAAATACAACTACATATGGTCAACTTGCAGGATCTAAATCACAAAATATAACACCGACAAATATAGTCGGATTTATAAATAAAATATAATAAAAAAATTTGAAAAATATATATTTAATAATACAACATATAAGTTTAAATATTATATTATATAATATCATGTATAAAACAAATAGTTCAACTAGATCAAATATAACTAATAGATTAAACAGATTAAATAGATTAAATATATTTAATTCTAATGATAAAGTTTTATTAAAAAATAATATTGATTCATTAAATGATAAAATAAAGAAAAAATCATTTGAATTATTTAAACCAACATTAGAAGATAGAAAAAAAATAACAAATATTATATTAAAATTTATTAAAGATAATAAAAGAAAAATCTATGGTGGCTATGCAATAAATAAATTAATACAAAATATTAACATAAATGATAAAATATATGACGATAATGATTTTCCTGATATTGATTTCTATTCACCCGATCCAAATTCTGATATTATTAAATTATGTAATATTTTATATGATGAGTTAACTATAAAAGATGAGTTAACTATAAAAGATGAGTTAACTATAAAAGATAAAGTAAGAATAAATGGTAAAGAAGCGAAACATGAAAATACATATAATATATTTGTAGATTTTGAATTATATTGTGATATAACATATGTACCAAATAAAATATATAATAAAATAAAATTTATTGAAATAGATAATATTAGATACGTGCATCCACATTTTATTACAATTGATTATTTAAAAATTATATCTGATCCAATTTGTAGTAATTGGCGTCTTGAAAAATCATTAAATCGTTTAATTAAATTACAAGAATATTATCCATTATATTCAACTAAAAATAAAATAAATTTGTCTCCATCCGACAACGATGTTATAATTAATAATTGTTTTGATACAATTCTAGATAATATCGATGATGATAATATAATAATTGGATTTTATACATATAATTATTTTGTATCTTATACAAAATTAGATAATAAAATTAATTTTCCTTTTTTAGAAATTATATCAAAAAACTATGTTGAAGAAACGAATAAGATAATAAATTTATTAAAAGATAAATTTAAAGATAATAATATTTCACATGTAGAATATTATCCATTCTTTCATTATCTTGGTAATTCGACTGAAATATATTTGAATGATGAATTAATATGTATAATTTACGATTATAATAACAAGTGTTATTCATATCAAAATGTTACACATAATAATAAACAGATAAAAATAGGTTCATTCTCTTTGATATTATTATATGCAATGATAAACAATTTTCGATACAGAATATTTGATGATAATAATATAGAAAATTTATACAAAATATTAATATCACAAATGATACAATTACGTAATAGATATTTTATAAAAACAAAAACAAATATATTTTCAGATACAATGTTTAAAGATTTTATACTTGATTGCATAAGTCCAGATATTAATCCAGATCATCAAATATTAATTAAATATGAAAAAAGAAGATTAAATAATAAACCATCTATATATATTTATGATCCTAATAAACAGCGAAAAGAAGAAAAAGATAACTTCTTTTTTAGAAATTTATCAGGTAATGAAATAAAAAATATTAAACATCTTCGATTAAATAAAAAAATAACTGATGATACAGATGAAGAAGAGATTATTAATGATAACAATGATGATAATATAGATAATATAGATGATATAGATGATATAGATGATATAGATGATATAGATGATATAGATAATATAGATAATATAGATTACAATAATATTGTAAAAATAGTTAACTAATAAAAATATATATATATTATTATATTATGGATACACAAAATAATTTACAAAATGTTGATAAAATTGACGTAGTTACAAATGTTATTAAAACTTACGTAGTTACAGATGTTGATAAAATTGACAATACATCAAATATTTTATTAAATAATTTAGATGAATTATATAAATATATAAAATCAATACATGAAAATAAAATTACAACATTAAATATAATTTTAATAACGTCAGAACTAATACAAATTGTTGAAAAATATAAAAATCTAACAGGAGGACAAAAGAAAATGCTTGTTATAAATGTAATAAAAAAAATAATTAATGAACAAGTTTCATCAGAAGAAGAAAAAATTGCATTAAATTTAATTATAAATAATGTTGTTCCACAAGCAATTGATGGTTTTGTTGATGCAATTAATGGTGTTGTTAAATTTACTAAAAATATAAAACCTAATTTTTTCAAAAAACTATTTTGTTGTTGTTAACTTATAAAAATAGTTAACTTATAAAAATAGTTAACTTATAAAATAGTTAACTTATAAAAAAAAGTGAATTTTATTTATTTAAAACCATAATAATATTATTAATATTATTAAAATGGAAGAATATGATAAATATATTTTAAATGAAAAAAATAAATATATATCAATAGAATTTATTGAAAATACATTAAAAAAGTATAATATAAATCATAAAGTTAAAAATATAAATAATTTTCAATTAGCATTTGTTCATATATCATATTTAAAAAATCAACAATTAACAGATAAATTTATAAAATTATTAAAAGAAATTATACCTATAGAAAATAATCTTATTAAAAAAACAATACCTTTGCAAGATAATTCATATGAGGTTTTAGAATTTTTAGGAGATGCTGTTATACATGCAGTAATAGCAGAATATCTATTCAAAAGATATCCTGACAGAGATCAAGGATTTTTAACCACAATACGTACAAGATTAGAAAAAGGAGAAACATTAAATAAATTTAGTAGAAAATTAGGTTTTGATAAATATGCTGTTATTTCACGCAATATAGAATTTGCTGGAGGACGTAATAATAATATTAACATAATGGAAGATATATTTGAGGCATTTATTGGAGCTTTAAAATTAGAAACTAATTTTGAAACTTGTCAAAAATTTATTATAAATCTTATAGATTCTGAAGTTGATTTTGCAGAATTAATTTCAAAAAATGATAATTATAAACAAATATTAATGGAATATTATCACGGTATTGGATTTAGAACAACGCCAACATATCATTTAATAAAAACAATAGAAGATAAACCAAAAAAATTTGTAATGTTAGTAAAAAGTCCAGATAATAAAGATCTTGGTACTGGAACATCTACATCTAAAACAAATGCTGCACAATTTGCTGCAAAAGAAGCATTAATAAAATTAGGAAAAATCAATAATGATGATAATAGTGATGATGAATTTTATAATATTGAATAACTTTTTTTAGTTAACTTTTTATACATTAATACCTGCATATTCAATAATATTAATAATTAAGATGGTTAACATGATTAAACCAACAGACCCATATTTTACTGGTGCATATGGTACAAATTTTACAATAACAAATCCAATGATTGTTAAAATTAACATAACTAAAATATATACTGTGTTACCTTTTGTATAACTGTTATTTTTAATTTGTCCACCTAAATAGAAAATTATGCAAATTACAGTTAAAATTAAAAATATTGTATCAATCATTTTTATATAAATAATAATAAGAAAAAAAATATATTTTATATTTAGAAAATATAATACTATTATATAATATAATATATGTCATATCAGAAAAATCGTGAAAAATATATTGATCTTAAAATAAATGGTAGATTATTTCCAACATGGGTTCTTGCAAATTTTCCAAAATTTAAATTACCAGAAATTATACAAGATGAAAGTTACGATGCCTGTTCAAAAACAGCAGAAGATAGATTAAGAGAATATCAAGTTTTTGTATCTAAATATCTTGATTATAATTCTCCATATCGTGATATATTAATTTATCATGGTCTTGGTTCAGGAAAAACTGCATCAACTATTAATTTATATAATGTTTTATATAATTCCACACCAGGATGGAATGTTTTTATATTATTACCAGCTACACTTCGCGCAGGATGGATGAAAGAATTAGAAAAATGGTTACAATTTGAAGATAAAAAATATAGATTAGATAATATTAAATTTATTTCATATAATGCACCGAATGCAGATAAAGCCTTTATGGATGCAGTAAAAAATGCAGATACATCTAAAAAAAATTTATATGTTATTGAAGAAACACATGTTTTTATAAATAACGTATACTCAAATATTTCATCAGGATCGGGTAAACGCGCACAAACAATCTATGATTATATTTTACAAGACAAAAAAGAAAATGAAGGTGTTCGTGTTGTTTTATTAACTGCAACACCCACAGTTAATAAACCTTATGAATTGGCATTAATTTTTAATTTATTACGTCCTGGAAGTTTTCCAAAATCAGAAGCACAATTTAATCAATATTATATAAGTATAACATCGGGTGGATTAGAAATGTTAAATCCATTATATAAAAATAATTTTCAACGCCGTATTCTTGGTTTAGTATCATATTATATTGGTTCAACACCAGATTATTTTGCCAGAAAAACTTTAACATATGTTGATATTCCCATGGCAAAATATCAAGATGAAATTTATGAATATTTCGAACAATTAGAAGATTCATTTTCAAAAAAAAGTAAACAAAAATCACAAACATATATGTCTTATACACGTCAATCGTGTAATTTTGTATTTCCTGCAATGAGCCAAGGTGTAACTGGAGAAGCACGTCCTCGTCCACGTAATTTTAAATTAGCAGATAAAATTGATAAAGGTGATCTAGAAATGGATAAAGATGATGATCAATATTATGATGTTAGTGATTATTTAAAACAAATCGATAAATTTATTACAACATTTGATTCTTATCTAACGCAAAAAATGTATGATGATAAAAATAAAAATTATACACTTATTGATGATGTAAAAAATATTAGAGAAAAATATAATTATAATTTAACAGAATTTTTTCAAAAAGAAGAAAAAAAATCATCATTAATAGAAACATTATATTCATGTTCAGCAAAATTTCTAATGGTTATTATTAATATTCTCAGATCTCCAGGTCCTGTTCTTGTATATTCTAACTATGTACTGATGGAAGGTTTACAAATATTTAAAATGTATCTAAAATATTTTGGTTTTTCATCATTCAAAGATTTAAATACAGGTACATCTGGATTTAGATATATTGAATATCATGGTGGTATAGATAAAGAAGAACGTTTTAAAAATGTAGAACAATTCAATGTTATTGAAAATAAGGATGGATCTGTTGTTAAAATTATTATGATTTCTCCTGCAGGAGCTGAAGGTTTATCACTAAAAAATACTCGTCAAGTACATATTATGGAACCATATTGGCATGAAGTACGTATTAAACAAATGATTGGTCGTGCTATTCGCTTGTGTTCGCATAAAGATTTACCAAAAGAACAAAGAGTTGTTGAAGTATTTAGATATAAATCTATACGTAGTATAACCAATAAAAAATTAACAGCTGATCAATTAATTGAAAGTATGGCACGTAATAAAGAAGGTTTATTACAATCATTTGAAGATGCTATAAAAGAAGCAGCTATTGATTGTGAATTATATAAAGCGCATAATTTATTAGTTAATGATTATAAATGTTTTAAATTTGATGAAAAATTATTATTTGAAGAACAAATTGGACCAGCTTATAAAGATGATTTACAAGATGATTTAAAAATGAATATTGGTAGCAATAGTACAAATTCTAAAACTATGAGAATTAAAGTAATAAAAATAAAAGCAGTAAAAATTCTTTCTAAAGAGGGTGAAACTAATACATATTCTGAACCAAAACAATATTGGTATAATCCTGATACAAATATTGTATATGATTTTAATTTAAAATATCCAATTGGTAAAGTTGGTGTAGATAATGATAATTTACCATTAAAATTATCATCAGATACATATATAATAGATAAAATAATTCCAATACCACATATTGATTCGAAATAATTTGAAATAAAATAAATCTTAATATATTTTTTGTTACTATATTTTATAGATGTTTAGATCAATAATAAATTCTTATGATTCATGTATAATAACATCAACATCAACATCAACATCCACATCAACATCAACATCAACATCATCAACTAAAATTATATTTTCTGGACAATATGAATTATGTGATAAATATAAATATATATATCTATCAGCTTTAATATTACCTGTTACATATGCTATAAATGATACAATAACTATATATTATACAAATGATATTACAACACCTATTAATATTAGTTATACTGATATTTATAATATAAATATACCTCTACAAACATTATTAATTACACAAAAAGATAAATATTTTAAAATAGAAATAACATCTAATAATAATAGTACACAAATAAATCGAATATATAAAACATATTTAACAAATGATATTAATAAAATTTATGGAAATTCCGGTTATCCATTAGAAATAAATCTAGATGGTAGTATTAATACAATTAGTTTAACCAAATTAATTACAGATAATGTAATTTTTACGGATAATTATAGTTCTAGTATAAATATAAGTAATGCAAAAAATATTACAATATATGGAAATTCTACAAATGATATTGTGCTATCCTTACAAATAGAAATAAGTAATAATAATTCAAATTTTTATGGAACACAATATATTTATAAAAATTCAGCTGGTGGAGATTTTGGATTCACATTACCATCTATTTCAGCAATGTATTTAAGATTAAAAAATAGTACAAATGATAATATTAAAACATGTTTTATCAGTTATATTAAATAAAAATATTTTTTATTATCGTTTATTATCTTTTATTTATCTGTAATTTTTACCAGTATTCATTTGATTTTCACATACTCCAAGTTCAAATTCCATTGACATTTGAACAGTAGATCCATATTTTGAATAAAAATCAGATTCAGTACCTGATGTACCATTTACATCAGACACATTTAATGGAATTTGTTTTCCATTTTGTGTAAGAGTTAGTAATGTGAATAATAATAAATTTGTATCTTGTGGTATTGGATAACCATAATTTGTATATGTTTGTTGAATAGCATATGATGTACCAGCATTAGTTTGTGGTTCAACTGGTTGTGTACCTGTTGTTACTGGTTGTTGTTGTGGATTTGGTGGTAAAAATATTTCAATTGTCATTTTTGATAAATTTTTAAGATCATCATCATAAAATATTTTTATTGGTTGTGTTGAAATCCATAAATCATTTATGGCATCAAAATAATTTGAATCTCTATATAAGATAAAACAATTATTTTTTATATCTGCATTTGTAGAATAAAAATTATCATTTGCTATTTCTTTTATTCTCATAATTAAATATCTATAATTACCAAGAATAGTTGCTCCAGTAGCAGTTAAACTTAGTGGTCTATATTCACGATTTGTATTACTCTCGTCAGAAGTATAAGTATATGTTATAATACGTGGTAATGTTATATATTTTAATTTAATATATTTGACATTTCTAAATTGTGTATCAATTCTTGGTCCAGGTGCACCTGAATAAGATACAGTATTAAATAAAAATCCATTTTTATTCTTTGGATTATTTATATTATTTATACTACTATTATTAGCTTGTGTTATAGTTGATGAACCAGCACCACCAATTGATACTGTAAATTGGTATGGATTTGGATATAAATTTATATCTCTATCACAACTATCTATATGAATAGTATATTCTGTTATTACTTCATTCACTACATTTTCACCTATATTATTAATTATTGTATTACCATAATTTTTTGTATCTCTTGGTGGAATTAATGTTGCTTGATTTTTAAATGCATTATTAAAATTAGTACCTTCAAAACCATTTGTATTAAAGGTATTAACTGTATAATGTGATGGATTTTTAAATCCTGTAAAATTATTCAAACTCATATATAATAGAAATATAATAATATTTTTATTATATTAACGAATATTATTATGTGTTAAGTAAATATTTTTATTATAATTTATAATAAATATAGAATGGATGATATTGTAAATATAATTTATTCCGATAAAAATTTATCAAAATTAAGTGAAAAATTTTCATCATTTTTTGATGATATCGGTGATTCTCAAACAGCACAAAATGCATGTAAACAATGGTTGAGAAAAAAATTAACAAATATTTTAGAAAATAATAAAAATAATATTAGAGGTAGTAATAAAAAAGATATAATAAAAAAACTAAATTCTGATTGTCTACGTGTTGCTGTTAATGAATATAAATCACATCAAACTGGAAAAACATCTGGACAAAATTTAAATAATTATAAAATACAAAGAGAAAAAGATCTACACGGTAATAGAAAGGTTAAAGTAGAAAAAAGACCTAAATATCGTGATGAAAATAATAATAATCTTGGTTCTATTAGTGATACTGGTGGTTACGCAAATTTTTCTTCAAATGGTGAAGGTGAATTTATAGGTGCAGATGGTACCATTGGAAAAAAAATTCAC